GATTCAGTCACCCGGCGGTCATCGACTTCCACCATGTCATTCGCAAGAACAAGCAGTCCGTCAATAAATTGGCGGCAGTCAGGAACAACATCCCCGCCGCGATCAAGGAAGCCGAGACCAAGTGCATACCGCTTTGCTCGAACTGCCACCGCATCTTGCATTGGAAAGAACATAGGCGCTAAGATGAGCCATGGATTTCCATCCACTGCGACCTACGAAATGGTCTGACAGACTGGCGTTCGATGTGGCTCTTACCCTTGAGGGTAGCGGGGAACCTCTCTCCGACGTTTTGCTTCGGCACAAGATCACCACGCAAGAGATTCTGGACTTCAACACCGACCCGGTGTTCCTCAAGAAAGTCGATCACTTCCGTACCGAAGTCCGCGACAAGGGCATCACATTCAAACTCAAGGCCCGCACGCAAGCCGAAGAACTCCTGACAACTTCGTGGCTCTTGATCCACGACCCGGCTGTATCCCCGGCAGTCAAAGCCGACCTGATCAAGTCCACAGTCAAGTGGGCTGGACTTGAGCCTAAGGACTTGCCGCAGGAAACCTCTGCCGGTGGAGTCAAGATCACGATCAACTTGGGCAGCAAGCCCGAGGATGCCAGAGTCATAGACCTAACCCCGGAACCCATAGATGCTGACTTTGCCGACCAGCCTGAGCAAGCGCTTTCACACAACGTATGAAGGCCATGAAGCCGCTGTGTTCGATAACAGCGTCGAGTACCACAACTTCACGAGTGCGTTGAAGAATGCCGGGATTTCGTTCCTGACCCGCATCGTCAAGGCCAAGCGCAATGGCAAGAAAACCCGCAGTTTCGTGGTACTGTTGGTAGAGGACGTACCTCCCAATGCCACTTGAGTTGCTACGCAACTCCACCATCTAGAAACTTAGTATGCCACTCAAGTTGCTACGCAACTCCACCATCTAGAAACTTAGTATGCCACTCGAAATTAACTACACGCCCCCACCCACAGGGGCCAAGTTCATGGAATCGGACGCCAAGATGCGCGTCCTCATGGGGCCAGTGGGTTCCGGCAAGTCGGTCACCTGCAGTTTCGAGATCGTGCGACGGGCCAGTATGCAGCGGCCTGACGAGCAGGGAAGACGCCGCACGCGAGCGGCTGTGGTACGCGAGACCGCCCGGCAGTTGCAGGACACCACGATCAAGACGTTTCTGGACTGGTTCCCGCCGGGGCAGTGTGGCGACTACATGCGCACTACCAAGACCTACTTCTTCAAAGTCGGAGAGGTCGAGTGCGAGATCATGTTCCGTGCGCTGGACGATGCGGACGATGTGGCTAACCTGAACTCGCTGGAGTTGTCGTTCGCTTGGTTCAACGAGTGTCGGGATATTCACCCGGATATCGTGGACGCCATGAGCAAGCGCATCGGTCGTTTTCCGTCTGCCAAGGACGGCGGACCCTCGTGGCATGGCATGTGGGGGGATACCAACCCGCCGACCATGGACACATGGTGGTACTACCAGTTGGAAGGACTGGACCCGAAAGACGGGGTGTCTCCGAACGACAACGGCTGGGCTGTGTTCAAGCAGCCGTCCGGACGATCGCCGTACGCCGAGAACATCGAGAACCTGCCGGAAGGCTACTACGACACTCAGGGCCGCAGCGATGAGTACATCCGGGTCTATATCGACGGCGAGTATGGCCTCTCCAGCGCCGGTATGCCGGTGTACAAGTACTTCAGGCCCGACTACCACATGGCCAAGAATTCCCTGCGGCCGATCGTCAATGGCGTGAGACCTATCGTCATCGGGATGGACTTGGGGTTGACCCCGGCGGCGGTGCTCGGGCAGCAAGACCCGCGTGGTCGCGCACTGATTCTCGGTGAGTGTGTCTCGTTCGACATGGGCGTGCAGAGGTTCATGCGGACCATGCTCAAGCCGATGCTCTACGAACGCTTTCCGGGGGCACCGGTGCTCATCGTGACCGACCCGGCGGGCGTGCAGCGGGCGCAGACTGACGAGCGCAGCGCGGTGGATATCATCAAGGCCGAGGGGTTCAAAGTGATCCCGGCAAAGACTAATAACATATCAGCACGAGTTAACGCGGTCGATGAGTACCTCATGCGCAGCATCGACGGCGATCCGGGGTTTCTGGTGGACCCCCGGTGTACGCAACTCAAGGCCGCCATGATGGGCGGCTACAGGTACAAGCCGAAAGGCGACGCGGACATCGAGAAGAACAAGCACTCGCACGTTGCCGAGGCGCTGCAGTACCTCATGCTCCACATTTCGAACGGGGGCGAGGCGGCTCGGACCGGGGTACGACGGGAAGTAAAAAGGGTTGCAGCCTCCGGCTGGACCTGATATTGTCCGTCCCGCATTGCTTTTCTCCTAGTATTCGCTGCATACCCTCCCTAGATGTAGCGTTTAACCCCCGGGGTTCCCTCGGGGGTTCTTTTCCTATTGACTTCGTATATACTTGTGATACAAACCGCACAACGCGGAGGAGTATATATGGCGTCCAGTTGCAACAAACCCTACAAGGTCACTTCGAGTAACCCCAAGATGTCGGGGGCGGCAGCGCCTATCAAGTCCTACCAGAAGGGCGGTTTGGTGACCAAGCCGCGCAAGATGGGAGTAGCGGAGTTTACCCGTAACATGCCGGAAGACCCGCGTAATCCGGGGGCCTTCATGCGTAACGCACGGCGTTATATCGAGAGTGCTCCCAAGTACACCGAGAAGGAACGCACAGCCATGCGCGAGGTCGAGGATAAGGGCATGACCAAGAAGATGCAGGACGCCTACAAGCGGTTCTACGGCAAGTAATATGGCTGGACTGACATTCCTACGAGTGGTTAACAACACTGATCTTGCCAAGCAAGAGCAGGCAGTAGTCGATGCTGCACTTCAGGAAAGACAGAACCAGCCGCTGATCTTGGGTCTCACCGGGTACTTGCGCGAATGCTGGGATGTCGCCCAGATGGCCAAGAAGCCCATCGAGAACAAGATGCTTCGTGCGCTTCGGCAGCGCAATGGCGAGTACGAGAACGACAAACTCGCAGCCATCCGTGGTCAGGGTGGCTCTGAAATCTACATGATGATCACTGAGGTCAAGTGCCGCGCTGCGGAGAGTTGGCTTCGGGATATCTTGCTGGATAACGGCAGCCCCCCGTGGGATTTGCAGGCTACACCGATCCCTGAACTTTCTCCCGAGCAGCACCGCGAGGTGCAGGCGGAATTTGCCGAGAAGGTTCTGAAAATGGTGCAGGAACTCGGGCAGGCACCGTCGCGAGAGCAGATGAACGAGATGCGAGAGATGGTCTCGCAGGACTTTCGTTTCCGTATTCTGCGCGAAGCGCAAGCGCGTGCAGACAGGATGAAACTCAAAATTCAGGACCAGTTCGCTCATGGCGGCTGGGAGAAGTCGTTCAACGATTTCGTTACCGATCTTGTCACCTTCCCTGCTGCGTTCATCAAGGGGCCGATCGTGAGGCGGCAGCGCACGTTGGGGTGGAAGGCTATGCCTGACGGCACGGTAATCCTCGACCCGGTTGAGAAACTTGGACCTGAGTACGAGCGCGTCGATCCGTTCCGCATCTACCCCGAGCCGGGGATTTCCGACATCAACGAGGGGTATCTTTTCCAGCATCACCCCCTTAGCCGCATGGACTTGGCCGATCTTATTGGCGTTCCGGGCTACGACGAAGACGCTATCCGCAAGGTCTTGGAGATTGGCAACGGCCAGTCTTGGATCAGCGAGGATGTCGAACTCCAGAAGAACGAGGAAGAGCGCAAGTACTACTCCTACATGCGCCCCACCGAAGTCTTCGATGCACTGGAGTTCTGGGGCAAAGTAAGCGGCAAGATGCTCGTTGAGTGGGGGATGTCCGAGGAGGAGATTCCGGATCAGGCCCGCGAGTACGACGCTAACGTATGGATTGTAGGCAACTACGTAATCAAGGCAGTACTCAACTATGACCCGCTCGGTGAAAAGCCGTACTCAAAAACGTCGTTCATCAAGTGCCCCGGCGCGTTCTGGGGCAAAGGCATCCCCGAAATCATCGAAGACCTCCAAAGCGTCTGCAACGCCGCCGCCCGTGCCCTCGTCAACAACATGGGCATTGCGTCTGGACCTCAAGTGGAAGTCAATCTTGAGCGCATTCCTGCGAACGAAGATATCACTCAACTTTCACCTTGGAAGATTTGGCAGGTCACTAATGACCCTCTTGGGTCGAGTGCGCCAGCAGTTAGGTTCACTCAGCCAGAAGATAATGCCCAGACTCTCGTGGCTGTCTACGAGAAGTTTAGTCGTCTTGCTGACGATCATTCTGGTATCCCTGCTTACGTATATGGTGATCTGAACGTACAAGGGGCAGGGCGTACTTCCTCTGGTCTCTCTATGCTCATGGGCGCTGCAGGAAAAGGTATCCGGCAGGTTGTGATGCACATCGACAGTGACGTAGTAAAACCTATTGTCACGCGACAGTTTGTATACAATATGCGGTATGATGAGGATCAGAGCATCAAGGGTGACGTTGAAGTAGTCGCCAAGGGTGCAGTGAACCTTGCGGTGAAAGAGACCGTTAATCTCCGCAGAATCGAGTTCCTCAACGCAACGGCGAATCCGTTCGATGTCGAGATTCTTGGCCGTGATGGTCGCGCAGCGATCTTGCGGGAAGTTGCGAAGGGGTTGCAGATGGACGTTGAAGAGGTTGTCCCGACCCGGGAGAAGGCTTCCTATCAGCAGCGTATGCAGGCACTGGCTATGTCGATGGCTCCGCCGCAAGCGCAGCCTGAAGCCGGTACTCCTGCGCAGCCTGATGGCTCTCCGAAGGGTGGCGGCGACACTCGTGGCATTAGTGGGCAGGCAGCATGATTCGTCCCGAACCGAAGGTAATCAAGGCATTCGCGATGGCTGTTCGCCAGTATCCAGAAGTTCTGGAGTTTCTGGGGCAGTGGCGTATGCACGAACTTGATAACCTGCCTGCAGCAGTTAACAACATGGCGGTCTCACAGGGGCGCTGCCAAGTGTTGGGTGAACTCTACAAGTTCGCCAAAGATGCCCCTGAAATGGCGGCAAAGACTTGATCTCGCCGTCTAATTAACGCATACCAAAAAGGAGCGTACACATGGCCCTTCCAGAGCAAATTCGCAAGCAGTCCGAGGCGGTTCAGGAACTCTACAGGCAGATTAATGCTGCCGCTGGCGAGGCAGGCGATAACGCCGATGCCCCTGATCAGGCAGAGAACACTCCTGAAAATACCCCTGCCGACGAGAATGCTACGAACAATGCTGCTCCGTCTCCGGCAGTTGAGCAGAAAACCGGCGACGATAAGGTGTCGGAAGAATCGTTCTTGCAGAAATACAAGACGCTTCAAGGAATGTACAACGCTGAGGTACCTCGTCTGCACGCGCAGAACAAGGAAACGCAGCAGCGTGTGCAGCAACTGGAACAGTTGTTGGCGTCTCTCTCGTCTCAGCAGCCTACCGCTCCCAGCACTCCAGCGGCTCCCACTGAAAAGTTGGTGACCGCCAAAGACGTTGAGGAATACGGGGACTCCATCGAGATGATGCGCAAGGTTACTCGTGAGGAGATTGGCTCCATCGCGGGTCGCATGGCGCAACTTGAGAGGATGATAAACCAGTTCCAGTCCAATGTTGTTCCGCAGGTTCAGGCTGTTGCCCAGAAGCAAGCCGTGTCTGCAGAGCAGCAGTTCTGGGCTGAACTGTCCAATGCTGTCTCCAATTGGCGGGAAGTTAACGACAACGCAGATTTCCAGTCTTGGCTGTTGGAAGTTGACCCGCTGACTGGCATTAGCCGCCAGACATATCTTGAAGATGCGCAGCGGTCGCTTGATGCGCGACGAGTTGCAAACTTCTTCCGCACTTGGCTTGAGAGTACTGGACAAGCCAATGTTGCTCAAACCAAGCCCCGTGTTTCTGCACCTGAGTTGGAAAAGCAAGTTTCTCCCGGTCGTTCGAAAAACACCGGCACTACGCAGACCAACAAGTCTCGTGTGTACACGCCAGACGACATCAAGAAGTTCTTCAACGATGTTCGCGCTGGTAAGTACAAGGGACGGGAGCAGGAGCGCGATCGTACAGAACGCGATATCTTTGCCGCACAGCGGGAGAATCGCATCCAACTTAATGCGTAATTAGAAGGAGTCTAAAATGTCTTATCCTGTTTCCCCGGGCCGCCCGAATTACAGCGGCAATTTCATTCCCGAACTCTGGTCGGGCAAGTTGATCGAGAACTTCTATGATGCGACGGTTCTCGCGGCTATCTCCAACACGGACTACGAGGGCGAGATTCGCCAGTATGGTGACACGGTTAACATCCGCACCACGCCGGAAATCACGATCCGCGACTACGTGAAGGGCCAGACTCTGACGGTTGAGAATCCGGACAAGCCGAAGTTGCAACTCGTTATCGACAAGGGCGAGTACTTCGCTTGCGTCGAGGATGACGTTGACAAGGTGCAGGCGGATATCAACCTGATGGACACTTGGACCAAGGATGCCTCCGAGCGCATGAAGATCAAGATCGATCAGCGTGTGCTTACTGACATCCTGCCGGGCATTGGTGCCTTCAACAAGGGCGCTACTGCTGGTGAGCAGTCGGCTTCGTTCAACCTCGGTACCAACGCTTCCCCGCTGACTGTCACGAAGGACGGCGCTGGTGGCACGGTCCCGGTGGTCGATCTGCTTGTCGATCTCGGTACGGTTCTTGACGAGGCCAACTGCCCTGAGCAGGGTCGCTTCGTTGTGATTCCGGCCAAGATGGCGGGTCTCATCAAGAAGTCGGAACTCAAGGACGCTTCGCTCACGGGCGACGGCACCTCGATTGTCCGCAATGGTCGCCTTGGCATGATTGACCGTTTCACGCTCTATGTGAGCCACAACCTGAATGTCTCGTCTGGCAAGTACAGCCTCATCGCTGGTACCAAGATGGGCTTCACGTTTGCCTCGCAGATGACGAACATGGAGACCATTCGTTCGGAATCGACCTTTGGTAACGTTGTTCGTGGTCTGCAGGTGTATGGCTACAAGGTTGTGAAGCCGGAAGCCCTCGCGCAGGCTGTCGTCCAGTTCTGATTTTAGGAGTATAAAAAATGGCTGCTTACACTGATTCGCTTGGTTTTAACAAGGGTACTGCGGCGTATCCGGATGCAACTCGTGGCGCGGTACACAAGTTCGAGGTTCTCCTCGATTTTGCTGCTATCGCCGCTGCGCGTTCGGCTGCTGGGGCTGCGGCTCTTGCTTCCACGGATACGCTTGAAATCATCCCGCTCCCCGCTGGTTCTGTCGTTATGGCCGCTGGTGCTCAGGTACTGACGGTCGAAGGCGCGGCTGCCACGGTTGACTTGGGTGACAGTGGTTCCGCTACCCGCTACCTCAGCAACTTCGACCTCAACGCTACTAGCA